GGCAAAGTGCTCGACACATGGCCAGTCATTGGTGACATTGTTCGGGGCGCCATCGACGCCATCACAGGGGCGATTGGATGGGCGATTGACTCGCTGAAGACTCTATGGGCATGGCTTTCTGCTTTACCCGATAAGGCGGCAGAATTTATCGAAGGAGTCAAAAGCACATTCTCAGATCTCTACAAAGAGATTGAAAGAGTGTTCAACAAGATCTATGGCTTTATCAAAGGCATATGGGACAAGGTGACAGGCGTATGGGATGGCATTACCAGCAAAGTCGAAGGCGCCGCGGAATTCGTGCAGAGCATCAATCCATTTGCGGATGATGATCCCGAAAAAGACACAGTGAAGAAGGCGCAAGAGCACGTAATGGAGGCGTCCGCAAACCAAATGAACGCCGTGCCACCAAGCGTTGTGCGCATCGACTCCCAGGGCGCACGCGAGAACACTGTTCGCATTGATTCCGTCATGGTCCAGACGCAAGCCAAGGACGCCAAGGCGATCAGTCGCGATATCTCCACAGAACTCGGCAGGCAGCTCAAGGGCGTGCAGACAGAGGCTGCCAGTGGTGTAGCCCGATGATCAGCGATATCGTCATCCTGGACAGCGATAGCCTCCAGCCATTGTTCGCTTCCGTGTACCCGATGAGCGTATCGGTGGAGACGGCAAAGAGGGCAACTGAATTTGCGGTAGAGGATGGCTCGATTCGCTCCGACCATATCATCACAGATCTAACGTCTATCTCGATTGAGGCGCGCGCTGCAGACGATGCAAAAGAGGCATACCGCGCGCTGTACGAGGCCTGGAGATCCAACACGATCGTCACGGTCCAGACCAAGGTCGACGTTTATGAAAGCATGATCATTCTCACAATACCTCATGACGAGACCACGGAAGATGGCGACTCAATCCCGGTATCCATTACATTGCAAGAGTGGATCGAGGTAGAGCCAGAGTATGGTGAACTGCCCCCACGAGCGGTGGCCAGCAAACGCCAAGCGAGCACGGCGAATCGCGGACATGTCCAAGGTGAAGACGCGTCCGAAAATGGCAGCGAAGAGAATGAAGGGAGCGCGCTGTCGCAGATGGCGGATGCAGTAGGCGGGTGGTTCGAATGATCACGATAGACCTTATGCGCACGCCGAATCAGTCACTCACGTTCACCCACGAGGGTGTCTTGTGGAAGCTTGTGATCAAGGTTGGCAACACGACGATGGTTGCTGACATTTCGCGCAACGAAGAGCCTTTGATACGCGGGACGCGCATCGTTGCCGATGCGCCGATCATACCCTACCGATACCTATCCACCGATGGGAATTTCGCGATCGCGACGGTGGATGGCGAGATCCCATGGTGGGAGAAATTCGGATCAGATCATACGCTCGTCTACTTGTCACCCGAGGAGGTCGGGCTATGATCGATCAACGGATCATCAAGGTAGGGATCGAAGTCAATGGCAAACTTCATGAATACGAATCTTCGCGCGGATTTCGCATAAGCGGCAGCGGCTCGAAGAGCGCGAACGCGACGCAGAATTCGTTTGAGGCGACAATCACGGGACTCAACCGCGAAACTCGAGACTACCTCATCACCGAAACGAGTCCATTCAACGAAAGTGAAAAGCCAAAGAGATTGTGGCTCTCGGCAGGTCGTGCCAGTACTGGATATCGGCAGATATTCATAGGCGATATCGTGGCATCTGAGCATTCGGATCCGCCGGATTTAGACATCGTAATCAAAGCCAAAACTGGCGCGCATGCGGCGACGAGGGTTGTCACCCGGACGGGTGAGGCAAAAACCAACCTAAGCGACATCGCGTCGATGGTATCAGAAGACATTGGCGCGTCTCTCGATTTTCAGGCGACCGATAAGCTAATCGCGAACTACAATTACACTGGCGGCGCCTATGGCCAGGTCGGCATGCTGGCTACATCTGGGAGTGTCAGGGCATACTTGGACGACGGGTCGCTCATTGTCCACGATCGCGACAGGCCTGCCGATGGGCGCATCCGCATATTGCGACTCGATACCGGCATGGTTGGCACGCCGAAGATCACGGCGCAAGGAGTGGACGTACAGTACCTCATTGATGGCCATTCGGACATCGGCGGATACCTTCGCATTGATTCGCAATTCAACCCCGCTGCGGATGGCGACTACATGATCACAAAACTCGGCATTGACGTTGCTTCACATGGTGACGAATTCTTCTACTCGGCGACAGCGAGCAGGCTTTGAGATGGCAGCTCCTAACACAGACAGCGCAGACGACGGGAGCCTTGTCGCGGTCCTTCGAGCGTATCTACGCGGGTTCGTGCGGACCAACATGGACAGCATGCTTCCGGCGCGCGTAGTGAGCTACGATGACGCCACGAATCGGGTCACGGTCCACCCTTTGATCATGGTCGGCACGACCGATGGTCAGAAGATCAGTCGCGCGAATATATCGAACATTCCGGTTTTCCGTTTTGGCGGCGGCGGATTTTTCATGCGCTTCCCGATCGCACATGGCGACATTGGCTGGATCAAGGCCAGCGACCGGGACATATCGCTGATGATGCAACACGCCTCTCAAGGTGACAGCGACATCGAAGACTGGCCGAATACCGAGCGCATGCATTCGTTTAGCGATGCTGTGTTCTTTCCTGATACTCTGAGAGATTGGTCAATTGACGGCGGCAATTCAAACGCGGTAGTTTTACAGTCAATGGATGGTTCGACTTGCTTTGCCGTTCATGACGGCAAGATCACGATCAAGGGCGACATGGAGGTTGACGGCAAAATCACCGCGACGGGTGACGTCAAGGCTGGCAGCATCAGCCTACAGAACCATACTCATGGGTTCTCGTATTCTTGGACGGATCCTGCTGGATCGTCCACTGGCACAACGGACACGCCATCATGAAAACGTTTGGACTAAACCAGTACAATGATCTGCATGTCGACGACACGGGGAACCTCGACATGATAACTGGCATTGACGCGATCGCGCAGACAGCGAAGAATCGCGCCGCGACGAAGCGTGGAGAGCTGATCTACGCCATCCTAGACGGCATGCCGTTCTTCGATGCGGCGTTTGATCACGGCGTCCGAACAGCGCAGTATGAGGCGGCCATTCGTCGCGTTCTCGGCGGGTCTCCGGGCGTGGAGTCGGTGAAAGTCGTGGCTGTGACCCTGTCGGATGATACGATGGAGTATGTCGCGACTTTGGTCACCAGCAATGGCGAGGTAACGATCAATGGCTAGCTATGATTACATCATTGATCGCGGCGTTATTGTGCCAGACACAGCTTCGACCCGCGCGGATGTTGAGGCGGAATTCAAGACGATATTCGGGAATGACCTCATCACGGATGCGTCTAGTCCGGCAGGGCGTCTCATCACAAGGATCGCGGAGACTCGCGACGCGCTCGCGCGAAACAATGCCGAGATCGCCAACCAAATCAATCCAGATATCGCAGGCGGAATCTTCTTAGATGCGATATGGGCATTGAGCGGAGGAGGGCGAAACCCGTCTCAGAGATCGACGGTCAACGGTGTCATCCTCGGGGGTGTACCAGGCACGGTAGTGCCTGCTGGCAGTGTTGCCGTGACGGTAGGCGGCATCCGATTTGAGCTCACGGCGAATATCACGCTGTCACCCTCGGGGTCCGCTACGGGCCAGTTTGTGGCGCTCCAGCCTGGTCCTATCAGCGTGTCCGCCGGATCGCTCAATCGTGTCATCTCGTCCGTGCTGGGGTGGGAGACGGTCACGAACCCGAACCCTGCCACCCCTGGGCGTGACAGAGAGAACGATGCGCACGCACGCAGGCGCCGACGCCAAACGCTAGCTCAGCAGACGACGAGCTATGGCGAGGCAATCATAAGCCGGCTCATGAGCACACCGGGCGTGCGGTCAGTCAACTTCCTTGAAAATTTCACTGGATCTCCAAAGACAATCGACACAGTCCCGCTAGTCGAGCATTCGATATGGGCATGCGTCGAAGGAGGATCTGATACTGATATCGCACAGGTGCTCTTCGATACGAAAACGGCAGGCGCAAATTATAACGGATCTCAATCCGTGATTGTTACGGACCAATCAAACGGGCAACCATACACTGTTCTGTTCGATCGGCCATCCGTTGCGGACATGGAGTTCAAGATCACGGTGAGCAAGACGGACATCGACGTTCAAAGGCTAATTCCTGAATATGTCATGCAGTATGCAAACGGCGAACTTCCGGGCGACGTGAGCTTTGTAGTGGGTGCGGACGTGTCGCCCTGGGAGATCGCCGGAGCAATCAACCAGCTGGATCCGAGAATCAATGTACGAAAGGTAGAGCTACGATGGGTATTGGGCGGCGGCAATTGGTCCACCGATGTATTTCATATCTATCCTAATGTGCTTGCTCGTACAAACGAAAGCGCCATCACAGTGATCGAACAATGACTGATATTCAGGCCATAGAGTTCAACGTAGATCTGCTACGCGCCATACTTTGGCAGTATGAGCAAGCCGACCATGGTTCGCCGTCTGGCAAGTCAAAGATGGTCCGTCTTGCCGACAATGACCAAGCATACATCGATCAGGCGCATGCTCAGTATTGGAGCGATTGGTATGCAGACGTTTTCAACTTACAGACGGCCAATGATTTCGGTTTGAAGGTATGGAGTATCATACTAGACTTCCCCATTACACTCGAGTCGCAGTATCAACACGATGACTACACCGTAGGCTTTGGCGATTATTCGGTCACGGGGTTCGAGAATTTCGAGAACGGGAATTTCAGTCCGGTTGCTGAAGCTACAGAGGCCGTCCTTTCGACAGGCGAAGCGCGTCAAGTGCTATTGTTGAGATGGTTCAATTTGACCATGCGGCCAACTGTGCCGAATATCAATAAGGTTGTCGAGGGGATCTTTGGCGACGGTGGCGCATACGTGCTTGACAATTACGATATGACAATGACGTATGTTCTTGTCGCTCAACCTGGACATGAGCTTTATGAAATGCT